GGACCGCAAGGGCCGCAGGGTGAGAAGGGTCTGCCCGGAGAACGCGGCCTAGACGGTTCTATGGGGCCGCAGGGGCCAATGGGGCCGCAGGGTGAGAAAGGCCTGCCGGGCGAACGCGGCCTGCCGGGCGAACGCGGTCCAGCAGGACCGGCGGGCATCGGCATCAAGGCGGTCGAGCAATCCGCCGACGGCCGCGAGGTCGATCTGATCCTTGACAACGATCAAAGCGTGACGATTGCTCTGCCGGTAGGGCCGGCGGGCGAGCGTGGCGAAAAGGGTCTGGACGGTCGCGACGGTCGTGATGGCGTCGGCCTGAACGTGAAGTCGTGGGCACAGGGCGTGTACCGCGAAGGCTCGGTCGTGGCTCACGACCTCGGGCGGCACTCGATTGCGATCCGCGACACCGCTGGCGAACCGGGGAAGTCGGCCGACTGGCTGCGGCTTGGCGACGGCGGGTTCCGCTGGTGCGGCGTGAAGGACGAGGCGCGCAGCTACGAGAACGGCGACCTGTACATCGACAACGGCACGACGTTCATGTGGTGGGGCGACCGTGGCCGGATGCTGGCGAAGCGCGGCGCTGACGGCAAGGACGGTCGCGACGGCAAGGACGGCCGCGACGGGATGCATGCGCCGACGATTGTCGAGTCGATGGTCGAGGGCAAGTCGGCGCTGTTCGTGTGGTCGGACGGTCGCGTCGACGAACTGGACTTCGGCCCTGCCGTCGAGGCAGCGGTGCGTGCCCTTGAGGTCGAGACTCGCGCGCTGCCGTGGATCGAGCAGGCGATTGCCTCGGCGCAGAACGATCAGACCCCGTTCGGCTACTTCCGGGGCGCGTTCGATAGCTCGAAGCAATACGAGGTCGGCGATGCGGTGAAGATCGGCCGCTCGCTGTCGCTGTGCTACCGCCGCCCGCCGCCGGGCGATGCGAGCGCGGAGTACTGGCACAAGGTCGCCGGCATGGGCGGCGGTGGGTCCGCTGGCGTTCCGGCGAACCTCGGCGTGCGGCTTGCGGACCTCGAGCAGCTTGCTGGCGAGATCGGCGATCCGACGCTGCTGCACGGCGGTCACGATCTCGTGCACTACATCCTGCTGCTCGAAAAGCGCGTGCGTGCCATCGAAACGGCGGTGCCCGAAGTTCCCGCTCCCGATCCGGTTCTCTCCGAAGGCGTGCTGCTGATCGACAACTACGCGAACGGGTTCGTCACCGCGCGGTATCCGGGCGACAACGCGCCGGCCGATCTGCTGGACGGCGCAGAGCACAAGATCACGTTCGCGCTGGCCTCTCCTGCCCAAGTAGGACCGAACGGCGCGGCGATTGTGGACACCGCAGCGATGCGCGCCCTCGGTGGCGATGTCTGGTTCGACAACGCCGGCACGCTCGGGAAGCTCGCCGCGCCGAACGGCAACGGACGGCCCGCCTCGATGGTGGCGCAGTGGATCGAGCACGCCACAATCGTCACGGTCGTCTACGACGGCACGACCGATCCGGCCCACCCGATGCTGAAGTGCATCCGCACCGAGAACCCGTAATGAAGCTGCGTAAACGCAAACGCCTCGTGTACGCCGCGATTGCCGCGCAGCTCGGCCTCTCCGGCTGTGCGGTCAATCCTGCTCTGAGCGACGAACAGCTTCGGATGGACAACGCGAACATGGTGCAGCCGCACCCGCGCGCCCTGCTGCTGGCGCGCGTGCAGCCCGCGTGCGTGATGTTCTGCACCGCCACGCTCTCGCTGTCGAACAGTGAAGGCGTGAAGGCCGCGACGCAAGGCGGCGACCTGACGACGAGCGAGGCGCAGTCGCAGTCGAATCAGACAACCGTATCGCCGTCGATGACGGTGCAGCCGCAAGGGGTGAAGCCATGACGGTCAAGACGACATTCACCCTCGAAGCGGCGAAGGTGCGCGTCGGAGTGACGGACGACGCCAGCGATGTTCTGATCGCCGCGACGATGGCTGCGTCGCTCGAAGCGTTGGAGGCGTACCTCAACCGCAAGATTCGCCCGTTCAACGACTCGGTGAAGGAAACGCAGACGCCGTTCAACGGGCACTCGATCCAACTGCACACGCTGCCGGTGGAGGACGTGAACTCGATCACGCTGGTCGAGGGCGGCAGTGCGGTGACGGACTTCCACTTCGACGCCGACGTGGGTCGCGTGTTCTTCCCGCGCACGATGGCTCACAAGCTGCTGATCGACTACAAGGGCGGCTACTCGGTGGCGATCCCTCCGTTGTTCGAGGCGGCGCTCTGGATGCTGTTCGACTCGATCTGGCCGACGGTGCAGAAGTCGACGAGCGCCGGCGGGGCCGTCGTGTCGCAGACCGGCGCGGTGAAGTCGATCTCGATTCCCGATGTCGGCACGGTGCAGTTCGATGTCGGCGCGGCCTCGGCTGGCACCGCCGCCGCCGGCAGTTCGCTCGACACGCTGTTCGGCGCACTGGCCTCCGCGCTGCTCGCGTACCGGATCGTCGAGGCATAGCGATGCCGCTGCCGATGACCGATTTCGATGTCGTGCGCTCGTCGTTCGACATGACGATCTCCATGCTCGGAGTGCCCGCGCAGTTCACGCGGGCCGACGGCACCGGGGCGCTGGCGATGGTCGTCGGCTTTGCCTCGCCGAACCGCAACGACATCAACGTGGTGAACGCTTACGGGATCGAGGCGAAGATCGTGACGATCAGCGCCAAGTCATCGCCGGGGCCGACCGAGCCGCCAGCGAAGTTCGACGTGCTCGTGATCGGTGGCAAGCGGTTCGTCGCGCAGGCCGTGCATGACGTTCTGCTGAACGCCGAGCTTGTCGGCTGGAAGCTGGTCGTCACCGGGGGCCGTTGATGGCGAGCCGCTACGTCCGCCAAGTGTTCCGGTCATGGATGTCGAAGCTCGCGACGCCGTACTTCGACACGGTGAACCTCGAACAGTCCCCGCAGGTTCCGCAATGGTGCACGCTCGAATTCGTGTCGGCATCCTCGCAGCGCAGCGACCTGTGCGGCGCTGCGGAGGAAACCGGGACGGTGACGCTCTGGTTCTTCGGCCCCGCTGGCGTTGGCGATGATGCACTGCTCGCCGCTGCGGAGGCGGACGCCGCGATTGTGTTGCAACAGATCGACCCCGGAGGCAAGCTCGCTTTGTTAGGATGCCAGCCGCCGACCGATACCGGAGGCGGTGGCGATGAAGCCGCATTCGGTTTTTCCTTCGACTACGTTTATTACCCGACCTGACGAGGTTCCAAGATGGCGAAATTTCTTTCTGACGGCACGCGAATCCTGATCGGCAAGGTCGGTGCTCAAACCCCTGCCGAAGTAGCAATCACTGGCGTCGAAGTCGAGCCGGCTGCTGGCAATGTGCCCGCGCGCGTGAAGGTGACGGGCGCGAACACGCTGGTCAAGGGCGACTATGCGGTGCTCAAGGACATCGGCGCGCCCACAATCGAGGGCAAGCTGCTGCGCGTTGACGAGGCGACGGCGACCGAGTTCTATGTCGTCACCGATGTGGCGAGCGTGACGCTTGGCACTGCCGCCAAGTTCATCCCGTACACGACCGGCGCGACCGAAGCGGCCGACCTCGTGCTCTCGTGCATGGTGAACATGACGCTGCAGACGCAGGACGCGCCGAGCGTGGACACCTCCGACCTGTGCGGTGCCGGCGCGATTCTCGGCACGTCGCCTCCGCCGTCGTTCTCGTTCGCGGCGTGGGTCGACACTGAACTGCCGGGCTTCAAGAACCTGATCCAAGCCGCGCTGACGGTGCCGAAACCGATCCTGCCGACGGTGCTCGAGTTCCCCGGCAACAACGGCTACATCGCAGGCCCGGCGCAGATCGGCTCGATCTCGACCGGCGTGACGACCGGCGCTGCGGTGCAAGTGACCGGCAACGGCGCGTTCACTGAACAGCCTCTGTTCTCGTGGATCGTGTGATGTCGTTCTCCTTGCAAACGAAGAAGGTGAACGGGGCGCTCGGCGCAGCTCTCGGCGGCAACGCCGAACTGCGCGAGCTGTCCTACGGCCAACTGCGCGAGGCGATGACGAAGGCTCCAACGATTGCCGAGGCTGCGGAGTACATCACCGCCGCCTCGCTGATCGTGAACGGCCAACCGCTCGGCATCGAGGCATTGCGTGCCCTGCCGGGCCGGTTCTCTGGCGAGATCGGTTCGCTGCTGGCCGAGGTCGTGGCGATGCACGGCATGGGCGAACAAGCGGGAAAAGCCTAGCGCCGGAGGTCGAGGTTATGTTCGCGGTGGCGGAACGATTGGGGTGCAGCGTCGTGAATGTCGAAGCAATGAGTCACCGCGAAATCATGGGCTGGATCGACTACGCGACCCCGGCGCGCGAACGCGGTCAGGACATGGGCAAGATGTCGCGCGATGAACTGCGCAAGGCGTTCGGCGGATGAACTTCCCGACCGTCATCCCACGCACGCGAACCGTGACTGTTGGCGGTGAGCGGTTCCAGAGCGAACGATTCGATCAGGAGGTTCAGGCGCAGTCGCTCGCGGACATTCGGGCGTACATGCGCCAGCTTGTCGAGGACGACACGAACGAGCAGATCAGGCTCGGGAATCCGCCGCAACTGCTCGAGGTCGATGCCCGCACCGGCAAGCTGCTCGCGGACATCCAGCGTCGCGCGGTCGTGACGTTCGGCACCGCTCTGCCGAAGGCCGCGATGCGGATCATCGAGGATGCGCTGTTCGATGCGATTGCGCGGACCACCGATCCCGTGAGCGGCACGCTGTCGAATCCGTCGAACTGGTCGTGGTTCTACGACGACGGCGGCGGGCGTCCTGTCGTCGTGCGCTCGCCGGATCAGATCAAGGCGTTCGGCCCGAGGGCGCGGCTCGTGCTCAAGCCTGTCGGCGTGCCGTGGGCCGCTGTGGTGAACGCGCGAGTCTCGAAGGGCGGGGCGCTGTCGATTGTTGGCAAGACCTCGAAGAAGAATCCGAACGCACGCGCGTCGAAGAAGAATCAGAAACTCGGCTTCATGGCGTGGGCCGCTCGCACGGTGAAGAAGCGGCCGGAGTTCCGGCAGTTCTCGGTGTACGTCGCATTCACGAACAGGCCCATCGCGAAGTACGGCAATCAGGGGATGCCGATGATCGTGATTCGTGCGCGGTCGAGGCTTGAGCAATTCACGCGCGGAGGTCGGCGGTAATGGCACTCGGATCAATCGAACGGCTATACCGGCTGACCGTCGACGGCAATCAGGCCGTCCGCCAGCTTGAGAACATCTCGAAGTCCGCCTCCGGCCTCGACAAGAAGATGGGCGCGATGGGCAGCGCCATCAAGGGCGTGATGGCCGGCATCGTTGCGGGGCTGTCCGCAGGCGCGCTCAAGTCGTCGTTCGACAACATCGTGAACGGCTTCGACGACATGGCGAAGGCCGCGCAAAAGACCGGCGTCGCTGCGGAGGACTTGCAGGCGCTCGCCTATGCGGCCGAGCTTTCCGGCGTGTCGTTCGAGGGGCTTCAGACCGGGCTGAAGCAACTCAGCAAGAACATGGCCGACATGGCGGACGGCACGACCGATGCCGCACGCGCGTTGCGTGCCATCGGGACATCGACCGATGCCAGCACCGTCGACAACCTGAAGAAGATCGCGGATCAGTTCGCCAAGATGCCGGACGGCGCGCAAAAGACCGCGCTCGCGATGCAATTGTTCGGCAAGGCCGGGGCGGACATGATTCCGCTGCTGAACGGCGGCGCGAAGGCCATCGAGGAAATGACCGACGAGGCGCAGCGGTTCGGCATCGTGACCGACAGCGGCGTGCTCAAGGCGGCGGAAGCATTCAACGACAACCTGACGCGCATCAGCAAGGCCGCAGAGGGCGTGCGGCGTCAGATCGTGACCGGGATGCTGCCCGCCGTCAGCGGCATCGCGCAGTCGCTCGTGGACTCCGCGAACGCTGGCGACTCGTGGAAGCGGATGGGCGAAGGGCTTGGCAAGGTCGTGCTGTGGGTGGCCGAGCAGTTCGTCAAAGCCTCCGCGACCGTGCGCGGGTTCGGCACACTGATCGCTGGCGCTGCCGCTGCGCTGACTCGTGTCTTCGAGGGCGACTTCAGGGGCGCGGGGCAGATCGTGGTCGAGGCGTTCGGCGACATCGACAAGATCGGTGCCGAGGCGAACAGGACGATTGCCGACATGCGCGCGAACTCGGAGAAGGTCGCGCAGAGCATGGGCGAAACGGCGAAGCAGACGAAAGCCGCCGCGAAGTCAACGCTCGACTACGCCGACAACTCGAAGGCCGCTGCTGCCGCCGCTAAGGCTCGCGCCGAGGAAGAAAAACGGCTGTGGGCCGAAATGCAGAAGCGGGTCGAACTGCAGGACCTGCTGAATCAGACCGAAGTGCTGTCGGTCGAAAACCTGACCGCCGCAGAGCGTGCCGCGTACCTGTACGGCGAGACGTACAAGCAACTGAACGCCGACGTGCAGGCGCGCATCGAAACGGCGCAGGCCGAGATCGACAAGGAAAAAATCCTTCAGGAATGGCTGATGTCGGGCACGAAGGCGCAGCAGGAATATGTGCTGTGGCTCGAACAGCGCGAGCTTGCCGAACTGAAGGCGGCAGAGGCGGCGAAGAAACGCAACGACGAGGACAAGGCGACGAACGATGTCCTGTCCGCGCTTCAGACCTCGATGGTGCGGCTGTTCGACGACGGGTTCAAGAACGCTGACGACGTGCTCAAGAACTTCGCCAAGCAGCTCGCGAACATCGCATTCCAGATCACCGTCGTCGAGCCGTTGATCGAGTCGCTGCGCAAGTCGCTGAAGTCGCTCAGCGGCGTGGGCGGTGGCGGCGGCGGCGCTGGACTGATCGGCTCGATCCTCGGTTCGATCTTCGGGTTCTCGAAGGGCGGATCGTTCGGATCGCTGGCTCTGCCGCAGGGCATCTACACGCAGCCCACGTTCTTCCCGATGGCCGGCTCCGGCTTCAAAGCATTCGCGCAAGGTGGCAGCATCGGCGTGCTCGGCGAGCGTGGCGCGGAGGCTATCGTGCCGCTGAAGCGCAACGCGCAGGGCGACCTCGGTGTCGGTGCCGCTAACGTGACGGTCAACATCGTGAACAACGCAGGCGCAAGCGTGACGACTGAGGAACGGACGACGCCGGGCGGCGACCGCGTGGTCGACGTTCTGATCGAACAGAAGGTGAATCAGGCGATCAGCGCCGGCCGGTTCGACACGACGATGCGCGGCACCTATGGACTGATTCGGAGGGGCGCGTAAATGCCTGTGCAGATCGTTCCGTGGCCCGCAGGGCTTCCGAAGTGCCCGGCGTCGTGGGACGCCTCGTGGATCGCGCCTGTCGTTCGCACCGAGTTCGACGGCGGCATGGTGAAGGTGCGTCGGCGGTTCTCGAAGGCGACGCGCACGGCGACCGCAACGTTCTTCCTCATGCCGGATCAACTGCAATGGTTCCGCCAGCTCTACGAGAACGACACGCAGAACGGCTCGCTGCCGTTCATGCTTGAAACGCCCGACGCTGGCAAGGCGATGCAGGCGTGGCGATTCAAGGAACCGCCGCAGTACACCGCTCTTGGCACGCCGCTGATCTGCTGGCAGGCGCAGTGCTCGCTCGAACAGCTTCCGTACTGGGGCTGACGGATGCCGCGCGCCCTGACCTCCGCGACGCTGCGGGAAATCTTCGAGACGAGCACGGACGCCGCATTCTGGCTGCTCGTGACGGTGACGCACCCGAATCTGCACGCGCCGTTCAGAGCCGTGAACAACAACGAGCCGGTGACATCGCGCGGCATCCGGTTCGAGGCATGGTGGTTCCGGTTCACGCTGCCGGATGACTCGCGCGAGCGGCCGGGCGAAGTGATGTTCCAGCTCGATGCCGTGGCGCTGCCGCTGGTGACTGACTTGCGTGCGATGGTGACACCGCCGGCCATGCGGATCGAACTCGTGTCCTCGAAACGGCCCGATGTCGTCGAGCTTGAGATCACCGACCTCATCCTGCGCGACGTGAACTGGAATCAGGAAACGATCAACTTCCGCGCGGTGCACGAGGACGTTCTCAACGCGCGGTTCCCCGCCGACGACTACTCGCCGCTGCGCTATCCGGGCATCTTCCAATGAGCCTCCCCGTCAGCCCGACCGTGAAATCGCTGATCGGTGCGCCGTACCGCTCGCGTGGCCGCTCGCCGCAGGAGGGCTTCGACTGCCTCGGGCTGGTCGAGTATGTGCTGCGCGAGGAACACGCGATCCACCTGCCGGGGTATCTAGGCTGCTACACCGACGCGGCCGTCGACAATTCTGCGATCATCGAACTGCGCCGGATTGCCGACGGGTGGATCACGGTTCCGTTCGGCCAGCATCAACCGGGCGACATCGTGCTGTTCAACATGGGCGGGACCGCCCGGCACATGGGCGCGGTTGTCGGTGGCGACCTGTTCATTCACGCGCTCGAAGGGCGCGATACCTGCATCGAGTCGCTGAACTCGCTGCTGTGGAGAAAGCGTGTCGCAGGGTTCTATCGCTACTGTGCTTGACGCGCCGACGCGGTTCGTCGTCCGTCCGCATCTGTTCTCGGACCGCGACACCGAGGTCTACGAGGTCGATGACGGGCTGACGATTGCCGAGCACTTGGCGGCGCTGTCGGGCCTCGAGGAATTGCCGCCTGAGTATGGCAAGTACGTTCGCGTGTTCTCGTCCGAGGGCCGCGAGCTAGAGCCTGACGAGTGGCACTCGCACATCCCTGCGCCCGGCTCGACCGTTGGCGTGCATGTGACGCCTGCCGGCGGGACCATCGTGCTCGGGCTTGCGACGTGGCTCGGAGGCATGGGCGGCACCGCTGCTGCCATCGGCGGCGCGCTGGCGGTCGGCGGAACGCTGACGCTGCTCGGCACCGTGGTCGCCACGGCGATCTCCATCGGCATCTCGCTTGCGGTGGCGGCGATCTTCAAGCCATCGCAGCCGACGATCTCGTCGGGCGACAACTCGCCCGCCGCGTACCTGCTGCGCAATCAGAGCAATCAGGCGACGCCGTACTCGCCGGTCATCCGGGTCTACGGGCGCATGAAGATCGCGCCGCGCCTCGTGGGCGTGCCGCGCACGGTGACTCGTGGCGGGTTCTCGCACTTCCAAGCGGTCTACTCGTGCGGCACCGGGCCGCTGCAGATCGAGGACCCGCGCGCTGGCGATACGCCGATCAGCTCGCTGCGCGGTGCGCGGATCGAAGTGCATCAGAACTTCGTGGCCGGCTCGCCGCTGACGATCTACACGGAGGACACCGAGGTCACGCGGCTCGACATTCCGATGGTCCGCATCGACCATCCGAACGGGCAGTGGTACTCGTCGGCGACGCCGCCGAACACGCAGCGGGTGTCGCTGAACTTCATCTTCCCGAGCGGCTTGCGGAACGTGAACCCCGACAGCGGCGGCATCCGCAACTGGCACACGCGGCTCGTGTTCACGGCGCGCGACCTGACCGGCGGCGGCGGCGATTCGCCTAACAACGTGGCGAACTTCAACGTCGATGGCGGCTATGGCTTCCTCGGCATCGGCTACCACACCGCGCCGGACGGCAACCGTTACATCGAGTTCGTGTCGCAGTACGAACGCTCGATGGTGGCAACGCTGAACATCACGTTCCCGTATGCCTCGCAGTGGCAAGTGAGCGTCGCGCAGACCGTCGGCACCGTGCCGCCCTATCAGGGCAACGACATCGACGCGCTCGTGTGGAACGACCTTCAGGCGTACATGGGTCGCCCGCCGATCAACCCGCGCGTGCCGGAAACGATCATCGAGGTCGAGATACCGGCGCAGGAGCAGGCGCAGAACACGCTGCAACTGTTCACCGTGGTCGCCACGTCGATCCTCGAAACCTTCGATGACAAGGGCCAGCCGCTCGGCGCCGTGGCGACGCGCAACCCCGCGTGGATTTACACCGACATGCTGCGCGGCTCCGCCTCGTCGCGACCGATGCCGGCGTCGCGGATCAACTTCCGCAAGATCGCCGCGTGGGCTGCTGCGTGCGATGACGGCCGGTTCGGCGAGCCGCGCTTCATGTGCGATGTCGTGATTCAGGATCAGACGACTCTGTGGGAGGCGATTCACATTCCGCTCGGCTGCGGGCGTGCGGCCTACGGGGTGCACGAGAGCAAGCACTCGGTCATCATCGACGAGGCGACGCGGGTGCCGACGCAACTGTTCACGGAACTGAACACGCGCGGCATGGTGACTTCGCGGCAGTACCTCGATCCGCCGCACGGACTCAAGGTGCTGTTCATCGACCCGCAATCGAACTGGGAGCAGCGCGAGGCCATCGTCTACGAGCCGGGCTACAACGCGCAGAACGCGACGAAGTTCGAGACGTTGACGCTGAACGGCATCACGCGGTACTCGCAGGCGTGGCGCGACGGAAACTACTTCTTCGCGCAGGCCAAGCTGCGGCGCGAGTCGATTGCCTTCGAGACTGATGTCGAGAACCTTGCCTGCACGCGCGGCGATCTTGTGTACGTCGCGCACGACATCGTGCAGGCCGGCGGCGCGCCCGCGTATGTCTCGCAAGTGATCGACGCGCAGACCGTTCGCCTGTCCGCCGACTACGGCACACCGCTGCTCGGCAACACCGGGATGCGCGTGCGCTCCGCCGCCGGCATCGGTCCCATCGTGCCCGTCACCTCGGTCACGGCCGACATCCTAGTGACGAGTGCGCCTCACAATGCGCAGGCCGGCGATCTGATCGTGTGGGGCGAGGTTTCGCGTGTCGTTGGCGAATACCTCGTGAGCGAGATCAGGGCGGCGGACGATCTGACCGCGCAGCTAACGTGCGTCGAGCTTGCGCCTGCGGTCTACAACGCCGACAGCGGCGTGATCCCCGCCTACACGCCGCAAGTGAGCGGGCGACCGACGGGTCAGGCGTTCGGGCCGATCTACGTCGCGGGGTTGGTGTCGAAGTGGTGGGCCGCGCAAGTGCCGATGTATCAGGCGGTGCTGAACTGGTCCCCGGTCAACGGCGCGATCCGGTACGACATCTACGCGCAAGACCTGACCGGCGCATGGTTGCCGCTGGTGAGCACGAAGGCGACGACGTACTCATCCGATGCCCGCTCGGTGCTGTCGATCCTTGCGACCTCGTTCACGGAACGGTTCCGCGTGGACGCGGTGAACTCTCTCGGCGCTCGCACCTCCGGCGAGGTCACGCTGACGATTGACAGGACCGGGTATCCGCCGCCGGGCAGGGTGACGAACCTCGAGGCGACGCCGCGCAGGCGCGACATCCTGCTGACTTGGGACAAGACCGCGACGGCCTCGATGTACGTCGTGCAGTTCCCCGGCGAGGATGAGGTTCAGGTTGCGTCCGACGAGTGGTTCCTGCCCGTGCAGCGCACCGGCACGCACACCGTCACCGTGATCGCGCAGGACGTTCTCGGCCAGCGCGGTCCGGTGGCGACGGCCGACTTCAAGGTGCAGCGCCCGAATCAGACGCGAATCAGCGGCAACGCGCACAGCAACACGGCTTACCTGCGATGGGGTTCGCTCGTGAACGTGCCGGGGTGGAGCGTGGAGACAACGCACGCGCTCGACTACTTCGAAGTCTCGTCGGCGATGATGGGACCGGGCGGCGTGTTTCCGCCGATGCCGGACCCGTTCCCTCCCGCGCCTCCGCCGCCCGGCTCTCCGCCGCCGATACCGATTCCGGCGGACGTTGCTCCGCTCGGCTGGCGCATGCGGGCGGGCACGCGGCTGGTCAATCCGCCGATGGCCTACATGGGCGCGCCGCTGCCGCCCATGCCAGCGCCAGCGCCGCCGCCGCCGGGACAGAACCCGCCGATGCCGGGCGACGAGATCGGCAAGTTCAAGGGCGAGTTCCTGCTGCACGAGGAATCGCGGCCGGGCGACTGGCGGTTCTATGTGCGCGCGGTCGACATCGCGGGCAACGCGAGCAACATCGAGTACGTCGACCTGACGATGCGTGCGCCGGACAACTATGTGCTGCTCGACCGAGCCGAGAACATCATCGGCTTGGCGGGCTGGTTGCCGCCGCAGAACTCGATCAGGCTGACGGGGCCGAAGGCCGGCATCTACGCCGCGCCGATCTGCCAGCCGAATCAGACCTTCGCCGAGCACTTCGACACGCGCTCATGGGCCTCGCCTGCGGATCAGGTTGCGGCCGGATACCCGATCTACATCCAGCCGGCGTGCGGCAACATCGGCCTGTTCGCGTGGGAGCACTATTTCGTCGAGCCGCTTGGCGCGGTGCAGATCACGATTGAGCCAGCGTTCGCGGTGATCGCTGGCACGCCCTCGGTCGAGGTTCACATTCTGAGCAAGGCGAACGAGTCTGACCCGTGGACTGATCCGGGGCCATCGTCGACGGTGATCCTGCCGGCCGGTACGCGCTATGTTCGCGCCGAGGTCCGCGTGGCTGCGGGACCGAACGACGCCGGGCTGATCGAACTCCAGCGCGTGAAGTACGAACTCTCGGTGGAGTTCGTGACCGACAACGGTCGCGTGACCGTGCCGGCCGGCGGCACGGCGCATGTGACCTTCAACATCGCGTTCCGTGACGTTCGCAGCGCACAAGTCTCTGTGCAGGGCGGCGGCACGGCGCGGTTCGCCGACTACCTGATCGACGACAATCAGGACGGAATGACGATTGCAACATTCGACGCGACGGGCCTGCCGACTGGCGGCGTGGTTTCGTGGCTTGTGCGAGGCATAGCGATATGAGCGACCTGAATCCAAGCGGCTCCGCAGCGGGCTACGACCTGCCCCTCATCACGAATCCCTACGAGGACGTTCTCGACACGCTGCGCGAGAACATGAAACGGCTGCTGACCGGCACCGGGCCGGCGGTGACGACGCCACCGGGCACGGCCGCTGCGCCGGGCTTGGCGTTCGCGCCGGGCACGGGGTTCTCGTACACGCCGAACGGCGTCGCGTTCTCGTGGGCCGGCACGCCGATCTTCACGCTGGTCCCTGCTGGCGTGGCGATGCCAGCGGGCACCACGCTGGTCGTGACGGACACGCCGACGGAGGCGACGCACGCGGTCAACAAGGGCTACGTCGACGGGCTGTTCGCGACCGGCCCGTTCCTGCCGCTGGCGGGCGGCGCGGTGTCGGGCAACCTCGCGGTCGGCGGGGCGCTGACTGTTGCCGGTTCTGGCGTGTGGACGGCGGCGAACTTCGATCCGGGGGCCAAGGCGACCATTGGCGGCGACGTGAGCTTCAACGCCGTGACCGTGAACACGCTGACGGCGAGCGGCAATGTCAGTTCGGCGGGCGCTTCCTACGCGGCCAACTGGTTCCGAACGACGGCGGCGGACACGGGCCTCTACAGCGACATTCACGGCATCGGCGTGCAACTGAAGTCCGGGCGCGTGGACATCTACGGCGGCGCGACCTACTTCGGCTGTCCGACTGTGCTGGCGAGCGGCGCGGTGTACTCGTACTACTCCGACGACCGGCTGAAAGAGCGGCTGCTGATGGTGCAGGCCGCGTGCGCGCGGCTGGCGCGGCTCGATGCGTTCATCTACAAGCACAACGCGCTCGCCAAGTCGCTCGGGTTCACCGATGACGAGGAACACATCGGCCTGTCGGCGCAGCAAGTGAAGCGCGAGATTCCGCAGGCGGTCGCCCGCGCGCCGTTCGATACCGACGACAACGGCAAGTCGAAGTCCGGCGAGGACTACCTGACGATCGCTTACGAGCGGATCGTGCCCGTGCTGGTCGCCGCCGTGAATGAACTCAACGCACGGGTGTCGATGATCGAACAGCCGGTGCTGAAGAAATGAGCGGCTTCATCTACGGCTCGACCGACCTCGACGCGATCTTCGAGCCGGGCAATTCCGGCATCGACTCCGGGTTCGTGGACAACAGCGTCAACCTCGGCACCAACCTCGGCAGCAAGTACGCGCCGCTGTCGGCCGGATCGAAAGCCGCCGGCACGGGCTTCATCCGTGCGACCGTCGACCTGAACGAATACTTCGCCGCGAGAGGCACCGTCGCGCCCTCTGGCTCGTGGCCGGTGGGCGGCGGGTTCATCCTCGGGAACAACGGGCAGGAGCGGTTCGCATATCCGTCGATCACGATCCTGTGCGGGCGGTTCACTTGGCAGTACGGGAACTCGAACGGCACGCGCGTCGATGGCGCGGTCGGACAGAACTTGATCGCCGACCGCTTCAACCTGTGCCCCGGCTTGGCGACGCTGAACGCGAACTACTGGGGCGACTTCGGCGGCTTCACGCGCGGCGGGACGTATGGCCTGCCGGCC